AAAACTTTTTTATTTTGAAGATGGATTAATCAAAACTAAATTTGACTCAGACTCATACATTGTGGTTTATGAGACTTTGACTTCTAAGACTCCAACATTCAGTCTTATAGTTGACTCATCAAGCTCTGATATATATAAAAGAAATTTGTGGTTCAAATCTCTTACTGATGTTGAGCCAGGAAGTCAGCCAGTGGGAGAATATTACATATACTATCACAAAGACAATATCCAATACATAGAACTTAGTGGATCTTCATATGTCTCAACAACAAATCCATCTGGAAATAACTTCATAGCATCTAATTCTGGTAATGCTGCTGCAAGCATAAACTTTTATTCAACAGAAGTTTCTTATGACTCAAATCAAAGAGTGTCTTCAATAAGCTTTTTGGGCGACACAGCCTCTTGGAGGGAAGGTAAGAGTTCTCTTTCTGGGTCAAAAATCATAGCTCCTTTTAATGGTCCAAAGATTAAAATATATGCAACAAAGTCATCTTCTTCTGGTATTATTTCTTTAAAAATAGTAAAGTCATCAGCAACTGGAGATGGACAAAAAGTAGTAAAAGAAAATATTTTAATAGATCTTTATTCCGCAAATGAAGAAGTCAATCAATTAATCTATGAACTCGACATGCAAACAGAATTACTATTCTCTACATACGAAGAACTGTATGGTGATTTCTATTTTGAGATAGAAATCTTAGAGCAAAAAAACCCAGCATCTTCATCTTTTGGGTGCAAACTCAATAAGTACGCTTATTCAAAAAATTATGAACTTTTATTTGATGATGAGGAAATAGAATCAAATATAGCTTTTAAGACTACTGGTGGTGTAAAGTAATGGCTAAAATAGTTAAGAAAATCACTGGCCTTAAGCCAAACCAAAACTATTTGGTTACCCTAAAAGCAAAAAATACTGAAATCTCTGCAACCGATGAGCCTTATCCATCTGTTAGATTTTTAACTCCAACTGACTCCACAATTCCAGGTCCAATAGATAGCAATACCTTCTTCATCTATGGAAACTACAAATCAGTGATGTTTTCTTTTGAGCCGACAAATGATTTGGATGTAGATAAATATAAATATGAGCTATATTCAGATTCTGCAGGAACCAACCTAGTATCTTCTCGGATATGCAACAGCAAGCGTTTTTACGGTTGATGTTCCTGGTAACAGTCAGGCAGTTGATGACTCATCTGCACAAGTAGATGTCATATATTACGGAAGAATAAAAACAGTAGACACTTCTGGAAACGAAAGCAGCTGGACTCCAAGCACTGGCTTAAAAGAATCTAGTGAAACAGTTTTGATTGACAGCGCACACATAAGAAATATAACCGCTTCCAAGATAACAGCTGGAACGATAAATGCTCACGAAATAATCCTAAAGCAACAAGGTGCCCAAACAACAATAACAGCACCAGCAAATATGGCGATACTAAGGTCATCAAATTATAATGGATCTTATAACAACTCAACTTCTACATGGTCATCTGGAACAGCTGGTTGGGTTATTGGTGGAGATGGTTACGCTGAGTTTGGAGCAGCTGCAATTAGAGGTGGACTAAAAGCATCTTCTGTTTGGATTGATACAAATAACAGATGGAATAGAAATGCTGCTGATACTGCAAATGTTTCAGAGTTTAAAGCTGGATCTGCTACCAAGTATTTGTATTTCGATGGCACTAATTTGACCTTTACTGGAAATCTTTCAGCAGCTGGTGGAACTTTTTCTGGTGATCTTTCCGCAGCTGGTGGAACTTTTACTGGAGACCTTTCAGCAGCTGGTGGAACTTTTTCTGGAGACCTTTCAGCAGCTGGTGGAACTTTTTCTGGAGACCTTTCAGCAGCTGGTGGAACTTTTTCTGGTGATCTTTCCGCAGCTGGTGGAACTTTTACTGGAACATTACAAGGAGTTGATGGAACTTTTACTGGATCTATATCAGCAGGTCAAATAACAGCTGGAACTATTACTGCGACTATATCAATATCTTCATTGGGTTCGATTAGCGGTGGAAGTATAAGTGGTACAACAATAACCACTGGTGGTTTTACAGTCGATGCACCAGGATCTATACAAGCTAGAAATATAACGGTTAACTCGCAAGATGAAGGCCTAACATATCGATGCCGAAACGCGTTTCCTACTGGTACTGGAACAACCCTTGTAGCAGCTACAAACATCGCTCGGTGTTGAAAGAATTGTTAGAGCTACGTCTTTAAGGGATCAAAAAGAAAACATCACCGACATGCCAGAGGGTTTGTCTATTCTGAAAAAACTGAGACCAAGAATGTTTAATTGGAAACAGGGTGAAATAGATCCAAACACGAACGAACCTTGGACACCAGAAGCTAAAGCTATACATAAACTAGCTCCTAAAAGCTATGGTTTTATAGTTGAAGAAGTGTATGAAGTGCTACCAGAATTAGTCGCACTTAGCCAACCAGATTATAATAAGCCTTTGGATCAAGAGGGCGGATTTTTTGACCTAAATGCCTGGAAACCAACAATGTGGAAAGAAATTGAAGTAGTTCCTATTTTAGTCAAAGCTGTTCAAGAACTTTCTGCTAAAATTGAAGAACTTGAGTCTAAAATATAATAATACCGTTATGGGTTGACATTAGCCTTTAGTAGATGTATACTCTATGATTCTTATGTCAAAAATGTTTGCAAGAAAAAATAAGCAAGAGGAACAGGAATTAGAAGTGCCGATGCAACCAAACCCAATCAATGAAGATTATGAACAGGTAAATAAAGAATCTTCTAATCTCGATATAAATTTAGTGATCGCATCATTTCAGGAAAAGCTTACTCAAGTAATGACTGAATTGATCGTAAAAGAGGCTACAATAAAGCAGCTTCTAGCTCATATAGAAAAACTCAAGGAGAGATAAAATGGACCAAAATAATACTCAAGAACCAGCAAAAGAATTTAAGATTGAAATTACCATTTCGCCAAATAATATGTCGTACAAGAGTGACTTTGATGAATTAAACACTATTTCATGGCTTGAGTTCATAAAGCACACTATTTTGAATAACCTGTCAAAAGGTACATCTCAAGAAAGCTAATTAAATTATTAATAGGGTCTACTATTATCCTATAAATCCCTATTTTTGGACGGCTACTCATGGCTTTTAAAAAAACTTTTCCAACTCAAAGCAAAGAGTCTGAAATTGACTTTGTTGCAAAAAATATAGCTCCAGATGAAATAAAGTCTTTAAACAAGACATTTAAAGTAGCCTCTCTAGCTCTTGGATATCAAGGAACTAATTATTTTTATACTGGGAGAAGTAATTTTGAGCCATCTCCATATGATTTTGAGAGAATTATTCAGGCGGTAGATACTGACTCTTATGTCAAGCAGGGAGTAGCTAAATATAAAGACCTCTTTTGGAAAGAGGGTTGGAAAATTGTTGGCGAAAATCAAGAGGCTGTTTCGTATCTCTATCAAAGAATAGACTACATGGAAATGGCTATGAAAAAACCATTTCTTGATTTTCTTGTAGAAATATCTGACCAGTTAATAAAATTCTCTAATGTATTTATTGTAAAAGCTCGTGGGGACTTAAACCAATACTTTCCAAGCAAGTTATCACCAGTTGGTGAGTCTAACTCAATGCCTATAACTGGTTATTACCTGATTCCAACAGAGCAAGTGAGAATTTTGCGCGATAAATACAATCGACCAAAATCCTATATGCAGCAAACCGATCCATTAACCTATGCCCCAACTGAAAGAGATCCTGTTTGGTCCGCAGAAAGAGTAATACACTTATTCTTTGATAGAAAGCCAGGTCGTGCATTCGGTACTCCGTTCTTGGCAAATGTTTTAGATGACGTTGTTGCACTTAGACAGATGGAAGAAGATATACAAAATCTTGTTCATAGAGAATTATTTCCGCTATACAAATATATAATTGGAACTGCAGATCAACCAGCTGAGCCAGAAGAAATAGAAAAGGCAGCTGCAGAAATAGAAAATCTTAGAGCAGAAGGCGGCTTAATATTACCTTATAGGCACGATGTAGATGTTATTGGAGCGGCAAAAGAAGCACTAGAAGCAGATGCCTACCTACAGCACTTTAAGGAAAGAGTATCAATAGGTCTTGGAGTTGCCCCTCACCATCTTGGAATGACTCTTAATGGTGGCAATAGATCAATGACAGAAAGACTCGATACGTCTCTTTATGATAAGATCAAGCAGTTCCAGAAGCAGTTCTCTGAGATGGTTAGACTTCATATATTTAACGAACTTCTTTTTGAGGGTGGTTTTGATCCAATTCAAAATCCAATGGAAACTGATCTATCAGATAGGTGCTATTTCAAGTTCAACGAAATCGATGTCGATACTCAGGTGAAAAAGGAAACGCACATCATGCAAAAGTATGTGAATTCTTTAATTACTCTTACCGAAGCAAGAGTAGAGCTTGGAATAGATCCAGAAGTAGATATGGAAAATCTATTTACAGGAATACAAACGTCAATGCAAAAAGACATCATTGACACTCAACAGTCAGCACAAGACGCAAATTCGGACAAGCAAAAACCAGCCCAAGCTGGCCAAAGAAACCTCCCTTCAAACAGAAAAGGTGTTGGGAATTCTGTAAGACCACAAAATCAATCTCAAAGAAAAACTTCACCTGATATAAAGAGATCAGACAGTAATTGGATAAACATGGTTGAAAATTTGCTAGAAGAACAATATAATGTTAAGATAGAAGAGTTAGAAAATAAAACCAAAAGTGAGGAATAAAAAATGAGTTTTATGATAACGTCAGAAACTTCTAAGCAGTATCTCTTAGAGGAAGACGCAGTAAAAGGTTTTGAAATGGCTGTAGCTAATGGACAGTCAAGACTAGCACTTACCATTCTGGTGGATGTTGTCAATGGAATAATGGAAGTGTTTAATGCCATGATGGAAGATGAGCAAGAAGAGTCCAAGGAATCATCTGAGAGTCCAAAGGTTCAGCCAGTTGAAGAAAAGGTTCAGGAAAAGAAAAAGCCAGAACCTAAAAAAGATCAGACAGTAGAAAAAGACGACAAAAAAACAGCAGAGTAATGAAACTTATCATAGGTTGCCCAATCTATAAAAGAGATTGGATTTTTCCAATTTGGGCTGCTGCCGTCGAAAGACAATCACTATCTCTTGCTGATGTTGGATTTGTTTTCGTTGCATCTGAAAATGACGAAAAAACAATTTCACTCTTAAATAAGTGGAAATCTGCCAACAAGCAAATACCAGTATTTGATATTGTCTACAAAGATGACACTCCACACCATGAGCATGGCGCGAATTCTAGACAATGGACAATGTCCAAATATCATAATATGGTTTCTTTGAGAAACACTCTTTTGGATAATGTTAGGAAATATGAACCAGAGTATTTTTTTAGTCTTGACTCAGATATCATAATCCAAAACTCATCGACATTAGAGTTACTGATAAGCCACATAAAAGACGGTGCAGACGCGGTAAGCCCACTTATGTATATGACACCATTTGGCACTGATTTTCCTAGTGTTATGTCATGGTTAGACGAGCCTGGGAAAAAGGCAAAAAGACTACAAAACTATCCTATAGGAACTTATTTTAAGTCAGATATAATAATGGCTGCAAAGATGATGTCAAAAGATGTTTATCAAAATGTTGACTATGTTTTTCACTCTCAAGGAGAGGATTTAGGTTGGTCAGGAAACGCCATAAAAAATGGCTATAGTAACCTATTTTGTGCCTCGTATCTATATGCAGCACACATAATGCACCCACAAATGCTTGGACCATACCTAAAGCAAGGAGATCCCAGACAAGCGCAGCAATTTGAAAACATGGTAAAAATATGATATCTTTATATAAAATTGTTTAATCTTATAAAAGTAAATTTACTATATATCTAGATTTTGAAAATGGAGCAGCAATGGCCTTTAACTTCGTAGAAACATTTACAATCGAAATGCCAAACTTTAAAGAGGCAAACATCGATTTTTCTGAAGCACAGAATAGCTCAAAAGGCTTAATCATTGAAGTGGCCGCAATACACGAACGGACTAACTGCAAACTACAATAACTATTCAGCTGAAGCACTTGAAAAAGCACTTCAGTCTTGGGTTGAGCCATATCCAAAGCCAATTATCTTAAACCATGATTTAAACTCTGAACCAATTGGAAGAGTTATGGCAGCTAAGATGGACAAAGAAGAGGATGGCTCAGCATACGTAAGGCTTCAAGTGGCAATAACTGACCCGGTAGCTATCCAAAAAGTCCTTGACAAGAGATATCTTACTGGCTCTGTTGGCGGAAGAGCCGGCAAAGCAGTTTGCTCCATTTCTGGGGAAGATCTTGCCTCCGAATCTTCAGATGGAAAGCCAAAGTTTCCAAAATATAAAAGAGGCCAAATCTACAAAGGTAAGCTGGCTTTTATCGACATGCAGGACATTTCTTTTAAAGAATATTCTTTTGTAAACCAGCCAGCAGATGCTAAGTCCGGAGTCAGAAAATCACGGAAATTCTGATGTCCAAGTTCAAAATTCTTCAAACGACTGGGTTGCTCGTAGTTCGGCATTTGTTCTCAATATGGACGAAGAAGATATCTACTCAGTTAAAGAACATAAGTCTATTCTTAAAGATTTGAAGAGAAAAGAATCTAAACCACTGTACTTGCACTTAAAAGGTGCCTTTCTTACGGCTATGGCCATACAAGAAAGCGAAACTTATAGGCATAATGATAGTTCATTACTATCTAAAGAGAATGATAATAATGAGGAGTCCGTTAATATGAATGAAAATCCCCAAGAGGATAACGTGCTAGCCGTTGTTGAGTCATTGGCCCAAGATTTGGCCCCAGCAAAGAATGATTCACAAGAAGAAGCGCCAGCACAAGAAGAAGTGCAGGTCACTGAAGAAGTTGCTGAAGCAGAGGATACAAAAGAAAATCCTAGCAACGAAGAATCAAAAGAAGAGATCTCAAATGACAATTCAGAAAAAGCAGATGAACAGGCTGATACAGCTGTTGATTCTGAGGAAGCTGAAGAGCCAAAAGAGGAGTCTGAGCAACCTCAGACTACTGCTCAAGAGCAGCCACAAGAGGAAAACTCACTCAATAGTGAAGAAAAAGTAGCTACTGAGACCGAGCAGTCCGAATTACTCGAAAGAGTAAAGGCACTCGAAGAGGAGAATGCCAAGCTGAAGAAGGCTTTGCACAACACTCTTGTAGAAAGAGTTGTTGATACAAAGATATCAGTTGGTCTTGAGTCAGTCGAAAATAGAGAGGCAGCAATTGAAGAGCACAAGAATCGTAGTGCCTCGTCACTTGCCGACTCACTAAGAGATTTGGCAAAGATGCCACAGCACAAACAGGCTAAGGTAGAAATGCCAGAAATTACCTCTGAAACAGAAGTGGTTGAGGGTGAAAAAAATGCAATTACTCTCGGCAACGAAGATTCAGAGAATAAAGCTGAAAGCAAGACAACTGTAGAGCAGCTTTTCGTAGATACGCTTATGGGTCGCCGTAAGCTTTAATTCAACACATTAAGGAGAAATATAATGTCATTAGCTAAATTTCGCAAAGTAGGAACCAAAACAGGCTCAGGCCGTTTTGTTGTTTCTGAGGGTATTGCTCCAGCAGCATACTTGCTCCCACACCCAGGTCTACCAACCTGGTACCAGGACAGCGAAGATGACCGTTTTGAAATCGTGATCACAAAGGGAACAATCCTTTCAGTGGTTGCCGATGCTAACGGAGATTCAAGAGTAGTTCCAGCTAACGGAACAGGCTCATCAGTAACTTGGGGCGACAGCATGCCAAGCTCATGGGATCCACTTGATGGTGCAACACCATCTTACAGCTCAGGCGCAACAGACACTGTTGCAGTTGGAGCAAGATCGGTTCCAATTGGCGTCGCTCAATATGACCTCTATCGTCCATTCGATAAGGGCACCTCGCAGGGTGCAGGTTTCATCACTCATGGATATGTTGAATATCCAATGGTTGATGGCGTAAATGCGGACGTCACTGTTGGCTCAGTCGTAAGAGCTGACCATATGGGACGCCCAGTGAAGGCAGCTGCTACTGAGTTCTTGAACTCATCAGCAGTCTATTCTTACCTCCAGGTTGGTAAGGTAGTAGAAGTAGAGACATTTGCAACCAACTTCGATGATGGTCTCTTGTCCTACATGCAATTGCCATCGGATCCAGGCGCACTGAAGACAGTGTTCGAGCTCACCAGAGCAGGCACTTACTCAGGTAAGCTTGGTATTCGTTCCAATCTGGATGTCCACAATGTTGTTGGTGCTTTCCGCGTCAATCTAACACTTTAAGAAAAAATAACACAGGAGGAATAGTCCTAAGATGAGTAAGACAATCCAAGAGCTCCTCTCGGGTCTCCCAGCTTGGGAGACTGCACTAACCGAGGATGGGCACATAGACGAAAATAACAGAGTAACCATTAAAGAGGCCTTTGCATCACCAGATGCAGCTGCCCTCTTTCCTAAGGTTATCTCACGTAC